TTCGTGTCGGGCGAACCATGCGTTCATTGTAATAACTGTATCTGCTGATAGCTCGTTTCCGCTTAATATTTGTGTTGCTCTTGTTCTAGCAACATCTGTACCACCACCTTCTCCTTCTTTTTTCCATGCTCTATATCTTTTGGCTTCTGTCCTCATACCATCTGTAGGCATGAGGTTTATATCAGTGCCATTTACATTTGCCATAACTAATCAGTTTTCTTTTTGCGTGTTTTTTTAGCTCTAGTAGGTGGTGGAGTCGGAGGTGCTTCCTGTCCTATCTCTACCTCTAAATCTAAATCTTTATCTAATGTAACTCCTAACCCTTCAGCGACTTCTTGTTCTCTCGCAATCTCTGACACAATATCGTCATAGTCGCCACCATTAGTCTGTGCTATTACTTGACCTTTACTAATATATCCAGCTTGTTCTGCTTCTCTATATGCTCGGATCTCCTTCAAAGGATCAACGTAGTGTTGTGCTGGTGGAGTCCATCTTGGTTTGCAATATCTTTTTGAATTAAGTGCATAATCAACAAATTCTAATTCTCCTGTTAAGACTGCAAGCTCTAGCCATTCTTTAAATATTCGATAATGAAAATTATCAATCATGTACTTTTGACAGAAGTTCCAATGTTGCCTGTCTTCTAACAAACTTAATCTTGAACTTGAATAGTTAGTTTCACTAAAGTCTTTACTTATAGTTTCAAAACTACATCCTATTCCAGTTGCAAAACGTCTGATTTTGTTTTTTACAAACATCTCATACTGTTGAGATGGGTAGTCAATGTCAGGAACATTAACAGTTTCATTCGGCATCAAATATCTAAACGTACCCGGCTCAAAGTTTTGTATCCTTTGTGCGTTTTGTACATCATCACCAATTAGCTCACCTTGGTCATTTTGAATAAATCCCATAATACTTGCACCAGCCCTCGCTCGTATAACAGCAGCTTCTTCATATCCTTGTAATTGGTGCATATCATTCATAACACTATGAAACCAAGGCACACCTCTGTTCTGGCCGGGTCGTTCTGGCATAAACAAATGTATAATTTCAGAAGCGTTTACAAAGATATGTAAGGCTTGTTTATTTGCATAATCTAAGTAATAAGCATCTCCGGGGTGCTTTTTCAAGATTGCATATCGTACTGGTCTTCCCCACTCATCGACCTCTACTCCATTCCTCCACTCATTACCTTTTGTTAATGTCTTTCCGTCATATTCTTCATCCAACATATCACTCTCAATCATCTGTAATGCAAGAGGTACTTTAGAATCTCCAAACTGTTGTTTCACAATCCTAAAGATTGCTTCTCCTGATTCACATAATGCACCAGCAGCTAACCATTCAAATTGGTGGAAGCTGTACTTACCAGCACAATCACAACTATCGGCCTGTGACCATTCTGCCCATTTCTCTTCAATTATTGAATTAACACGTTGATCTCTTTTCCCTCCTCTCTGTTGTAATACAAGAGATTGAAACTTCATCCCTGTACCAACAATATTTATTTGTGTTGTACGTTTTGCTTGTCTAGCATAAGGATTGTTTCTTACTAATTCTCTTGATCTATCTCTTAGCTTACGCAAACTATTCCTTATTTCGGCATCGGCACTCAACTGGCTACTCATCCAATCGGAAGTAAGCCTAGAAACTAATGCACCTTGATATGCTCTTTTAAGACTTCCTAAAGCATTGGCCTTTCTTCCAAAACCAAGAACTCTTTTTACAGCAGTTGCAATGTTAGATCGTATTCCCATTAGTATGCCTCGTTAAAACGTACAAAAGTAGCTCTCGGATTACCAAGACCATTATCAATCAATTCTGCTTGTTTTTCTCTCACAAGTTCTGCTTTATATCTTGCTTCTAACATTATTAACTCTGATAACTCATATTTTTTAGCATTTCGTGTTCCTATTTTGTATTCTTGTACCGCCCCACCGCTAATAATGTTTCTTATAGCTGTTTGTATCGTTTCTAAATCTTTTTCTACCTGAGATCTACCATCATAATTAGACGGAGTTCCAGAATATGATAAAGCTTCTAAAACTTTAAAACTGCCAGTGTAAATAGTTTGTTTTTCTGCTCCTGATTTATTAGCAACTGCTTGATAAAACCAATCGCCTGCTGCAAATGCTTCAGTAACATTACTAGCAATCTCAAACTTAAAACCATCGTTATAAGCAGAGCTATTAATTGTTGCTCCTAATGGCCCTAAATTTGTTCTTAAATAATAAACAACCGACCAATCTGGACTGCTTATACTGTTTCCGTAAAAGTCTTGACTCGCTGGAATGTTCCATTGAACAAAGTCCCCTGCTCTAATAGTTTGTGGAATAGCCATTTTTTTTACCAATTAGCGACAAAATTCGACTTTTTAGGCGAATTAGTACGTTTTAAGTCTACCTTAGTCTCCTTTAGAGGCTTTTTAGGGTTAATTTTTCTATCAAATTGATCAAATATAGTTCTTCGGTCATATTTTTGCAACAATCGCTGGTATGCAGCCCACGCATAGACCATTTCATCTAAAGCTTCGTTTCTAGCACTACTTTTTTTAACCCAAACACGTTCTTGATAACCATTTTTATACTTTAATACCTGTTTTTCTGCTGTTAGTTCTTGAAAATAATCTGGAGTGATTGTTGGATAGAAATGGATGTAACCTTTGCCAACTTCTGCATCTTTTAACTTGTTACTAAGAGTTGTTTTAATCATATCTACACCTACAGGAAATAATTGCACTCCTTTCTTTAAGGCTTTACCTGTAAAGTTAATATCTACTTTTGTAGGTTTGCCTAATGGTGGTTTTCCTTTCTGACCCATACCTTTAATACCAATCAAACCAATATGAGATCTTTCTCTTACATATTGATAGACTTCTTGAGTGAAATGACCACCTGTATCAATCGCAGCACTCTCAATTTTCAGTTCTTTATCATTTACATTTTTAAACTTGCCTAGTAAAACTTCATCTAACTGTTTCCATACATCTGCCCTAGCTGGTGAGCCATACAAAACTTGTCGATCTATCAAAAACATTTCTTCATTCCTACCAAAACCAAAAACTGACAAACTTAATCTGTCATCCTGTGTATCAATACCAGCAGTTAATAATAAAACTTCTTCTGGAGGTTTTGCTCTTTCATATGTTGCCTCTGATGCTCTAATCATCAAAGCATCAGCACCAACCTTTGCTTGATATGAATCTTCCCAGCACTCCCCTAAAATCGTGTTGATCCATGTTTTAAGTTGTTCTGGATCATCTTTACTCAATAAAAATTCTTCTACAAGATTAGACCAACTTGCATTAGGTGAATATGAATATGCAGCCCAAATATGAAACCCAACGTGTTTAGATTTTCCCGGTGCTGTTGCCCTCCACTCACCACGTTCTACCATCCATCTTTTCTTGTTATGTGGTATCGGTTTTGTACAAGACTCACATTGATAATGGACTGTATCAGGATCATTATTTTCCCATTTAAACTGCGCCCATCTTAAATACTGCATATGACCACAATGCGGACATGGTACATAAAATCGTTGTTGATTAGTTTGTAAAAACATTTTTTCTATACGAGAAAAATCTTTTACAGTCGGTGTAGAGCCAGACACAATTTTACGATTCCAATAATATTCTGTTCTTCTAATACCTAGCTTTATCTGATCTCCTTCAGTACCAGCCGATGCAGGGTAGCCATCTATCTCATCAAACAAAACTATTCTTCTACTAACTCTTCTAAATCCTCTTGGTGAGTTAGCACCTACTAAAGATAATGTGCCACCCGGAAACTGCTTTTGTAAAAGTGTATTCTGACCATCTTTTGCTTTTGCATCACTTACTAAACCTTGTAGACATTTTGTGTCACGAAGCATAGGTGCGATCTCTTCTTTTGAATAACCTGTAGCATCCTCAATAGTGGGCTGCACAACCATAATGGGGCAACTGTCTTGGTGTATATGATATGCAATCACATGATTCAAAATCTTAGAATATCCAACCCTTGCAGATTTCATTATCGTCACTTGTTCTATATCAGGATTAGTAATCGCATCCATCATTCCCTTTTGATATGGCAATGTTTTCCACCGACCTCCCTCTGCTGAACTTTCTGCGGAAAGGTATGCGTGTTGATCTGCCCAATCACTAAGACTTAACTTCTTAGGAGGTTTAAAACTTCCAAATGCACTTTGTTCTAAAGTTAAAAGATTGCTCATGCAGTAGCTAATTCTTCTAATGCTTCTCTAACAATGTCATCTATACAATTAACTGCATTTGTATCTAAATCAGGTAATCGTTGTTTTGCTTTAGATGATATTCCTAATAATTTAGTCCTAGCTGTTGTGATAACTTCAGTCCACTTCTGCTGTACTTCTTTCATAGGTACAAGACTATCTTCTTTCTCTTTTCGTTCTAGCTCAAGCAACTCAGCCTTTAAATGTTCTGTCCTAGCTCTACTTTCTTCATATTCTGGAATCAAGTCCGATGTAGCCGAAGATCGTTTACGTTTTGGTGCTGATGGTTGTGGATTTGATTTCATCTGCCTAAATGCAGACTTTTTATTCCACTCTGCAACCATAGTGTCGCTGTTAATAACAATATTTCCTTGGTTATCTTCCATCGCTGTAAGGCGACCTTGTTTAATCGCCATATAAACCGCTTGTATAGTCACACCCATTTTCTCTGCTGCTTCTTTTCTAGTGATAAGAGCCATAGTGTAAATCTGATAATGCTACTTTTATTTACAATAGCGTATCTTGATAAATATGGTATAATATACCGCCCTGATTAGGGTCACTAATTTCTAGAAAGGTTGGTTTGTAAGCAATGTAAATCCATTTGTAAATTTGTGCCTAGTGAAATTTTGTTATTAACAGCGACACTATGGTTGCAGAGTGGAATAAAAAGTCTGCTTTTAGACAGATGAAGACAAATCCACAACCAGCAGCACCAAAACGTAAACGATCTTCGGCTACATCAGAC